CCAAGTAATGAGAATCCATACGATGAAGGGTATCTTGTTCAATATGAAGAAGGATATCAATCATGGTCGCCAAGAGAAGTGTTTGAAAAATCATATAGAGATTGTGATGGACTTACATTCGGCATAGCTGTTGAGCTGCTTAAGAAAGGTTTTAAACTTGCTAGAAGTGGTTGGAATGGTAAAGGAATGTTTGTAGTATATCAAAAAGGATATCCGCAAGGCATTCCATGTAATAAACAGACTGCCGAGGCATGGGGACTGAACGAAGGAGACTTATTTGTTTGTAATCCATACCTACAAATCAAATGTGATAATGGTGCTCATTCAATGTGGGTTCCAAGTATTAATGATTGCTTAGCAGAAGATTGGAATATTGTTGAGTAGATCATGGAAACATGGCTTTTTATTATGTCCGAAATGACGTTAATCTATAAATCTACTTTACATGGGTGCTGACCCGTAAAAAGCGTAATGAAAGGAATGATTGTATATGCAAAGAAAATTTTTAGAGGATATGGGATTAACTAAAGAACAAGTTGACCAGATAATGGGCGAGAATGGTAAGGATATTACTCGTGAAAAGGGAGTTGCAGACACGTATAAAACACAACTCGATGGTATTCAAGAGAAGCTAAAAGCGTTTGAAGGAGTTGACGTTAAGGACTTACAAGGCAAGGTGACTACACTTACGACAGAACTTAACAATACGAAGTCGACGTATGAATCGCAGATTGCAGATATGCAATTTAACACGGCGCTTGAAAGTAGGGTATCAGCTCTTAAACCAAAGAACATTAAGGCTGTTATGGCATTACTTGATGTAGAGAATCTTAAGAAATCAAAGAACCAAGATACCGATATTTCATCGGCGCTTGAATCACTCAAAAAGGACAATGATTATTTGTTCGAAGAATCAAAACCTACTCCACGAGTAGTTACAGGTACTCAAACAACTACAGATAACACAGATAAGAATGCAGCTGCAAACGCAGCTTTCAGAGCATTGCTAAGACCTGAGGAATAGGTCAGAAAGTAGAGGTATTATTTATGAATAAGATTAGAAAAATAGCTATGAACTTACAGACATTTGCGGTTAACATTGTTAATCGTTCAGATGCAGAAGCAATCATTCGTGAACAGATTGTGGAACAGATCGCTCAAGATTTACCTAAACAATCAGTTTTCATGGGGTTAGCTAAAAAGCTACCTAACATGACATCAAAGCAAACACGTATTAGAGTATTAGACTTCTTACCTACAGCTTACTGGGTAAATGGTGATACTGGCATGAAACAAACTTCTCGTCAAGCATGGGATAACGTATACTTAACAGCTGCAGAGTTAGCGGTTATTGTTCCTATTCCAGAAGCGGTGCTAGATGATGCAGAGTTCGATATCATGGGGGAGGTTACTCCAAGATGTATCGAAGCTATGGGACAATGTGTGGATTCTGCTGTTATCTTTGGTGTTAACAGACCGGCCGAATGGCAGAATGATATTATCACTCTTGCTAGACAAGCAGGAAACAATGTATCACTTGGTTCTACACCGAACTACTACAATAAAATGTTAGGAGAAGAAGGAGTATTCGCAAAAGTTGAGGACGATGGTTATAGCGTATCCGGTGTTATCAGTGCCCTAAATATGAAAGCTAAGTTAAGAGGATTGTTAGACAGTACTGGTAGACCTATCTTCAAAACAGACATGCAAGGTTCTACACAATACGCATTAGATGGTGCTCCAATGTACTTCCCAGACAATGGATCCTATGATAACTCTATTGCACAAATGGTAGCCGGTGACTTTTCAAAAGCAGTATTTGCTATTAGACAAGATGTAACAGTTAAAATTCTGACAGAGGGTGTTATCCAGGATCCTATAAGTAAAGAAATTGTTTACAATCTTGCTCAACAGGATATGGTTGCATTACGTGTAGTATTCAGAATGGGTTGGGCTCTTCCTAATCCTGCAACTCGTATCGATGAAGATCGTGTGGGTTGCCCATTCGCTTACTTAGAACCTACCACAGCGGTAACAACGCAAACAGTAACATTCACGGTTAAAGATAATGCAGCGACACCAGTAGCGATCGAAGATGCTAAAGTTAATGTAAATGGCTCCAATATTATGACAAATGCATCTGGCCAAGCGGTATTTAACTTACGTGCAGGTACATATCCATACAAGGTAACAAAGAAAGATTGCAAGACGGTAACTGGTACTATTACGGTGGCATCTGCAGCTGTAACGCAAGCAGTTACACTTATCACAGCCTAATTATAAGGAGAGTGATGTGTCATGGCAGTAACAGCATTAACAGATAGCACGTTCTACAATGGCACATATAAGGACACAATGGGGGAATGTACAATTCCCTCGGAAGTGTTCGGAAAGTGGTCCATAAAGGCGAGTAACGTTGTTAGAGCGTACACATTTAACAACATAGATGAAACAATAACTATTCCAGATGATGTGCAGATGTGCGTTTGTGAAGTAGCAGAGCACCTTTACGCGTGCAATCAACGTTATATTGAATCGGATTCTAGCGTTGCAAGTGAGAAAGATGGGTCATGGTCCGTAACATACAAGGACAGAAGGACCGTAGAGCGAGAGGATAAAGACAAGGCAGCTGACATTATCTTAACATGGCTTGCCAATACAGGGCTGATGTTTTGTGGGGTGTGTGCAACATGAAGAATACAGTTAAAGTAACGATATTCCATCTTGGTGCCAATGGTTATGAAAAGAATGTTTACGATAAATGCTTTTGGGACGAGGACCAAGCTACAGCAATCAAGAAATCTGGCTTATCATCTGTTGATAGCTTGTATGTCTCAATACCGTATAGCGAAGCACAGAGCCTTGATATCAATAAAGGCAATGATTATATCCTCCAAGGTGAAACAACGCTAGAAATCGATAATACAACGCAACAAACACAGTCAAACAGTATTAAGTTGCTAAAGGCAAGTCATAACGTGTTAACTATCAGCGCCGGATCGTTAAAGAACCATGGCAGCAAGAGAATGTGGCACTGGGAGCTTAGCGGAAAGTAGGTGGTACTATGCAATTCGATGCACATCTTGATATGAAACCTACAGAGGAATTAATTAAATCTCATGGACTTGGTGAGGGTGGCAAGATACAGAAGTTTGTTGACAGCGAATGCCTACGAGTAATGTCCCCATACACTCCTATGTTATCCGGTATGATGGATAAGTCAGCGACTGCAGGAACTATTATTGGTAGTGGAGTAATTGAGTATAATTCCCCTTATGCGAGGTTCCAATATTATGGCAAGGTTATGATTGACCCTAATACAGGAAGCACATGGGCACCGTACGGAGGTAAGAAGGTAGTAACAGAGAAAGACCTACTACATAATAAATCAAGGCACCCACAGGCAGGGCCTAAATGGTTTGATAGAGCAATGCAAGATCATAAAGAGGATATACTTGCAGGAGCGCAGAAGATTGTGAGGGGTGGATAATGAATGTAATCGAAGTGGTAAGACAAATACTTACGGATTACCCTAAAATATCTGATTTTATAAGCGAAGATGTACATATTGATTTCAATGAGGAAAAAGATCACAACTACGGTTTATCATCAACCGGAGATAGCTTAATAAAATCAAATATATGGGGCGACCAAGAAAGAACCGACAATATGGTACTGTACGCAACTAATCAGTCAGCAAATGACTATGATAGGTTGCAGAACAGTACTTTTTTATTGGATCTAGGTTACTACCTTGAAACTGTGAAGGGGCAAGAAGTAACTGCAACTATAAATGGTAATGATATGCGAGGCTCTATACAATCAATAAGCGTTGCTAATGGAATGGCATGGGGAAAGAGCTCAGATGGACAGCTAATCACATATCAACTACAGATCAAAGTAACTTACACTTTAGAAAGTGAGGAATAGCATGAAAAGAATGAAACTTGATCTACAGAAGTTTGCTGATCCTGTTATGGCAGCAAACGCAAAATTTGAGCGTCAATGGTTACTACACTACATTGATAGCTCATTTAATGGGGCAACAGCTACTTATGTTAAACTTGGTAAGGATCTCGAAGAGTATACCATTGAAATGAATGCAGACGTAGAATCTAAGAAAAATATATGGGGAGAGACTTCTGTAACGGTTAAGGGTTATGAACCAGGTAGCGAGGTAGAGACATATTATGCACGTAAAGGTGACGCCTTGTATGAAAAGTTGTTTGCTATCATTAATAAGCGCAGTACTGGGTCAGCATTAGAAACTAACATCGTTGACCTATTGATAGAATCCGATGGTACACAGGTTGCAGCCTATAAAGAGGATGTAATTATTATTCCTAAGTCCCTAGGTGGCGATAACGGTGGAGTAAACATTCCTTTCGAGATCAAGTACAATGGAAACCGCGTATCTGGTACTTGGGATAAAGCCACTAAGGCATTTACACCTGCAACAGTCTAATTATATTCGTAAAGGCACTCCGTTGAGAGTGTCTTTACTTTAAGGAGGAATACACATGGCAAAATTACGAATTGATACAGGCGCCAAAACCTATGAAATAGAAGACGAGAACGGTAAACTGCTAGGGGTAATCGTTATCTATCCAAATGATTACAACTTTGGAAAAAGAGCTGAGGAAGCTGAGAAAAGAATTATGGAACTGATTGCAGAAGCTGAAAACGTTGTAAATGATGAGAATAGAAATGAATCTGATAATGCAAGTTACATATATGATCTTGATACCAAAATCAAGGAGCAGCTAGACTATATGTTCAACAGCAAAGTATCGGACACAGTATTTAAAGGCTTAAATTGCCTTAATCTAAATAACAATAAGTATTTCATTGAGCAATTCCTAGAAATGATTGTTCCGGTTATTACTAAGGAGCTAGAAGCTTCTGTAAAAGCATCTAATAATCGTATCAATAAGTATGCATCACAGGCATCAAAACGATGATTGGCAAGCTGCCTAAAACGCTTGTTGTAAGTGGTAAGGGGTATGATATCAGGACTGATTTTCGAGATTGTTTACTTATACTGCAAGTGTTTGATGACACTGAAATGAGCGTTGAAGAAAAGTACGAAGCAATGCTTGAGATTATGTATTATGATCGTGAATCAATCCTTACTGAGGATATACAGGAAGCGGTTGAAAAAGCAATATGGTTTTTAAATTGCGGTGGTAGGATAGAAAAGGACAAAGTGTCAACGGTTAGGCTTTACGATTGGGAACAAGACGAGCAAATGATATTCAGTGCCGTTAACAAAGTGGCAGGTAAAGAAGTCCGAGAATGTGAGTACGTACATTTTTGGA